GAAATCATCAAATCATTATATGTCATTATATTTTTATAGATTTCTGTTGCCATTTCATAATTTATATAATCTATTTTTTCATTAATCATAATTGAATAATTATCAATTTCATTAAATAATGATATAATGGTTTTTATTAAATAAAAAAGCAATTTATGATAGTTATTCAATTCGTTTTCTTTATAAATCCCGAGTTTATTATTAATGATGGTGACAATAAATTGATTAATAGATTGTAAACTATTACTCCAATCTTTAAAAAAATTTTTATATATTTTTATCGCCGTGGTAGAAAAATGATATATTTTTTTTTCTGAGATTGTTTTTCCGGAAATATCAATGATATTTCGATAGGCTATGCTAATTTCTTGTAAGAGTCTAAATAATAATACATAGTTTTCTTCGAATAGTTCTTCTGTTACAAAGATATTCATACATACACTTGTACAATTAATGAAATCAGAATAATTTTTATCGAGCACATCTAAATCTTTAATTAGTGGTTCAAATTCCTCAAAATTTTGTATAAAAGGTTTGTAGATTTTTACCATCGTTTTTAAATTATCTCCAAAAAAATCAATAAAATTAAAAAATTCTGAATTCAGTCTATAATTCAATATTCGTGTTGCATTCATATTTTATTAAATAAAATAAAATATTTAATAAAAATATGCATTTTATAAATTTTTCTACTAATACTCATATATGTTCGAATTTAGGAAAATTATACATTATAATATATTCTTATTATATGGGTTCCAAAAATTTTCATAATAATCTTCAAGATCCTCCATTAAATTATATCAAAACAATCGATAATTTACGATTGTTTTCACAAAATTTTCAGTCCGAAAAAACTTTCCCTTTATTCGATGATGCTGAAAAAGAGGTGTATGATTTTATAAATGATTGGTCCGATATTTTGTATGATGTATCTCAAAAAATCATATACCATACACTTGAAGAAACTGATTTAAGATATTTGCGATTTTGTGAAAATATTTTCCAATCCATGTATTTTGATATCATAAATTTCGTTCTCAATTTAGATAATTATGGAGAACCTTTTTTTAATTTAAAGGATTTATATACGGAATTACAAAATTGTGTATTTACGATCTTTTTTAAATTACAAGACTATAACAAGATTGAAAATTTTATTGATATACTCATTGAATTAAAATTAATTGCAGTCATTTTTACTAAATGTAAATACGCGGTTTTAAACAAAAAATTTCCTATACCTACCTAATGTTATTTTTTATCCAAATCATCAAAAAATAAAAAACGGATAATGAAAAAAAATATCCTAAAGATAATAAAACGGGTTCATAATGATTTTTAAAAATATTAGGGAGTATATTTAATCGATTAATAATCCATACATAAGAATGATTATGATTTAAATACATTAATATAGAGTTTGTTTGTAAATGTTGAATAGACAAAAATTGTAAAAAACTCGTAAATCTATTTTTAAAAAAAATTAGAAATCCCATATTCAAAGAAAAGGAAAAGATATTATAAAATAGAGTACATCCTAATGTTTTATGCATATTTTTAAAAATGCATGAAAAATTTAAAATTTGAATGGTCGTAAATAGCATTAGAATTAATATATTAATATTTAATATCCAGTAAAAATTATTTTGAGTACGGATAATGGGTAAGCATATAAAAAAATTATAAATTGAACCCAAGATTAGTGTACGTGATATTTCTAATATATATTTGATAGCATAGATGGTTACCGAATCATACCATCCCTCATTTATTTCATTCTCAATGATCGATTGAGATGTAAAAAAAGGTACGATAAAAAGGATGGGTAACATTGAAGAAGTAAAAAAAATGATAATCAGATGCATAAAAATACTGAATTGCATGAATATATTATGCGTGTACATGTTTTTATTGATGATTATGCTCATTGGACCTAAAATGGATGTTTGGAAAAGAGTAAACATGATAATGATTAAAAACCTTTTAAGGATCTCAAACTTGTTCCTTATGATTAAAATCATTTCACGGTATAATAATTTTTTTCCACAATCACATGTTTTTTTATCGTCCTGAATATTCTGATTATTTTCATCATCATTGATTTTAATCTCAATATATTCATGATTCGAATAATTTAACCAAAAAATTTTATTCTCTAAAATCAAGGTTTTATTATTCAACACATAAATGTTATCTCCTTGTTTAATATGTTTTGTAGAACTAGGGGGCATTGTAATAATACATATATTATCATTATTTTTTACATGGTTCCTCACGATATTAAAGATGGTAAAACTTATTTCATTATCGTATTCTATCAACGGTTCATCTAATAAAATTATCGGATGATTGATTAATAAATGACAAGAGAGTATCAATATTCGTTTATAACAATCAGAAATTTTACCGACGATCGAATCAATAACCTCGGTCAAAAAAAAAGGTTTTAAATATTTCATATAAAAATCTTTGGAATATTTTTTAGGACAATAAAGTTGATGATAAAACTGAATGGTGTCAAGAACAGTTAATGATTCAAAAACATTGATTTTTTGACCCATATAACTCATTTTTTTGGAAATTTTCTTTTGATTCCATAATACAACTCCATCATAAGGTAAATGTCCTGCAATACATTTAATGAGCAGACTCTTTCCAGAATTAGATTCACCAATTATGTAATTGATTGTTCCAGGATAAATGGTGAAATTTATATTTTCAAGTATGGGTTCTTTATCACTTCTATAATAGTATAGATTTTGAACATCCATCATTTTATTGGAAAAAGAATTTATTAAAATTGATTTATCTAAAAAAAATATTTGTTATACTAAAATGAGATTTTATCTAATATTATTTTCCATATTCCATATGACTTTTGCTTTTCCTAATGTTAAAAATATTATATTGATCGGCATGCCAAATTCTGGAAAATCATATTTAGGAAAACAATTATCTCAAGAAATAAATAAAACATATTATGATTGTGATTTATTAAATCCGCTATTCAATAAAGAAAAAAAAACTAAAAAAGATTGGAGAGAATATCGTGATTTAGAATATAAAATATTACAAGACGTATTATCCGATGATTCTGATAAAATTATATCAACGGGTGGTGGATGTATTGAAAACCATAAGATTTTTAATCTTTTTTTAAATACATCGAAAGAAAGCAAAATTATTCATATCATCAGGAATAATTCAGAAGGAATCGTCAAAAATCTTCCTCAAGAATGGGATAATTTATGGATAAAACGAGGCAAATGGTATTTTCTTATATCCGATTTAAATTATTGGAACGATGGTTCATTTCATGATTTTTTAATTTGGTACAATGATATACAAAGTTAATTTTTTAATATATCGGAACGTGTTTATAATTTCTTTCAAATTAATCGAAAAGATGTGACCAATTTTTTAATTGTAGTTCGTACAAGCATTGTTGAATCGTCGAATAGGGAAGGATTTGACCTTTACGATATCGATCTCCTACTAGCATTCCAAATTGAACGTAGTAATTCGTAATTTCAATTTCTGACATGTTTGCCAAAAACGGATACAATCTCCGATACTCGGCAACTTCAAAATCGATGGGAAGTGTGTTGGTATTCTTGTACATGGTGCTCATTGATACACTATATAGAAAACGTAGTTTAACGATGGGGTATTTTTTATGTACGATATATTCATGCAATTTTTCTAGATTAAAATGAATGTTTTCCATATACCCTGGTTCTGCCTCATATAATGCTTTTCTTTTCGGATAAAGCATTGTGCTGTCGATTTCAAAAATTTCGATAAGACTATCCCTTGTGTTCATCTTATGTTGATTGATGCGAAAATATTCCACCAACTTAAAAATTTCGCTCGTTTTGTAGGCCCGTAAAAAATCAGGATAATGATAACGAATCTCATTAGAGGCTAATATCCCAATCATGTCGTAATCATCATCATCTTTTAGCAAGCCAAATTTATCAAGGGGATTGCAAAGAATATAGGAATCATTTGTTAAAATGATTCTATCGTACGAAGAATATTCTTTTTTGTGGTTTTCAAGGTAAATAATAAATTTAAGAGCACATACTAGCACCGAATCATTATGTACGTATAATACTGATGTATCGAGAGTAGGAAAAACATCTCGTATATATCCTTTCAGGTTTGCAGAACGACATTCATCCGAATCCACAAATACAAATTTATGGGCAATCAAAGTTAAATATTGTAAATTATGAAGGATGATTCGTTTTTTTGTATTAGTATCGGTATGACACGCGATTATGCAAATAGTGGATTTTGATTTCATTAAATTTTTACAAAAAAGTTTTTAATTTTTTAGATTGATTTTAGAACAAATTTTTTTAATTTACGATATTAGTGTAAAAGGTGTGTAACTAATATATTTTGGTGTTGTATCGATGCGAATATGGAGCCATGAAACACCCTTTCCATGAGTATTCAGCCATATGGTTTGATCCGGTTTCTTATGCATTATCTTTAACATCTCACAACCCACTCTGCTCAGAAGATCTAAAAACACGTCTACCATTTCATTATTCCTGATGAAAGGAGCGATCGACGAATTGGAATGATAATTTTTGGATGGGATATTAGGAACAATCAGCAATGAATCTTTCTTCAAATTATAGAATGAAACAACCCGGTTTTTTGTGTTTATCAGGTATTGTTCAAATGGTTTATGATCGGCGAAACGAGACAAATCTGTTTTTATAATTACAAATTCAAATTTAATCGATTCACATGTTTTCCCTGACACGGGACAACATTCGAAATAAAATGTTTGGAACGGTATATTTCGCAAACATATTAGAAAATCGCATATAAATTGTATATCGGATTGTGATTTAGGTGCATTCCACATTTGCATTACCCGGCAAAATGTGTAGGATGTTGATACACTGTACGTATTATCGTTTTTCTTTTGAACAACGAGATTCATTTTATTGGATGAAATATTAAAAAAGAAGATATTCTGAAACATCAACCTGTAATAAACGACTGTCTTTTAATACCCCAATACCCTGAATCCCTATCATATGCGCAAATGAAAGTTGGTGAGGAGCATTCCATTCTAATTCTATGTACACTCTGGGTGCTACACCTAAAAACATGATTATTTTTTTATATTCTTTCAGCATTATCGTTCGTAACGAGGCGATTATTCCTCTAAAATAACAATTTTGATCATGTATCCTAAAATAACAATCAGGGAAAAAATCTTTTGTATCCATTTTCCAAAATCCATATTTCCGTAACTGGTCGTACAACGAATATTGATCCATCGTATTTTTTCGATTCTGCGCGTAAATTGATTGTGTTTGTATAATCACATTGTGCAAACGCGCTTCGTAATAATGAACCCATTTTCGATAAGAGCTATGACAATGTTTGAGCGTGGTCTCCCAGAATTTTTGTGGATGATAGTATTTTAATTCCGCTAATTTATAAATTAATTGTGCATAAGAAAGCGCGTGAGATTTGCAAAAACTGTATTTTTTAAGATTTTTTAATTGATTGACAATATTTGAATCTTTACTATAAGATCCGTATTTTTTTAGTTCATCGACTCCATCTCTTGTCGATTTAGAAAATTTCCTCCTGATCTTATCCGCAACTCCTTCATCACAAGATATATTTTGAGTAATGATATCAATCGCATCATCGTCAAAAATAACGGGAGAATTTTCCAGTTTCGATTCTGTAAAACACTGAAAGGCATCTCGTGCGGCGGGTCTTACGATACCTAGACATATGGCGATATCAAAAATAGTTTTCGGTTTTATCATCATAAAGGCTTTGCGCATTAGAGGCGATTCCGCGAATGTAATCCCTAAATTATTTCCATCACTTAATGATTGAAATACATTAGGATCATACGTTTCTGTTTCAAAATGGATCATTTCATGATTCATGCCTTCGAACAATTGTGATAATGCCCTGCTCGATAAGATGTCGATCTTGAATTTTTTTTGTTTTGATATATCCTCTTTATTTGTATGTATTTGTTTGAGTATATTGTATTTTTTATTTTTTAATAACAAATCATCAGGAATGCCCTCTGGATAAAATACGATTCCTCCACAATGCAGGGAATATCCTTTGAAAGTGTTTTCAAGATTTTGACTTTCTTCTTTCACATATTCTTGTGTTTCTTTATCCAATGTTTGTATTTCTTTGTGTAAACCGTTCTTAGGTATAAACTTATGGATACCAGCATTACGAATTGCTTGTCGTAGTGCAGATTTCGTATGGTAAAAATTATGATTGCTTATACGAGCAACCTTCCCAGGCCACAATAATTCTAATTGCAGAAAAACTTCGTCACGCAAATTATGTGGGAAATCAAAATCGATATCTGGAAGGGTATCTCGGAATTCATTCAAAAATCTCGAAAATCGAATATTATAAAGAATAGGATCTACATGACTTATACCGAGCATATAACATACTAATGAAGATCCACATGACCCCCTTGTAATATGGGGTATCCCTCTCGTGATTTCTAATATTTTTACGGCTTGCAATAGATATTGGACCAGATTTTTTGTCTTTATCAATCGCAATTCTCTTTCTAATCTATTTTTGTATACATCCGTTTCTGGGATCTTGCGAATAAATTTTTCTAATAGATCTTCGATGGAACATTCGGTTTGGATCATCGATGATGCGGTGGAATTATACATATTCTCTTTTTGCATCGTCAAATAGTGTACTTTTATCCGTTTTTGATTAGAAAAGGAAAAAACCTGATATTCGAATTTCCACGGAAAAATGAAATCTTTATTTCCAATCGTTAGGTATTCATTCATCCGTTTAAAAATTTTTATAGGACTTTTTACTTCAACGTCGATGATTAAACCGTATTTCTTATGATGTAAAGGATCGATGCGCAGTACTCTCCCTAGGCATTGAACAAATGTTTTATTATGGCGATTCGTAACACCATCCATGAATACACATCCATCCAGATTTTTAATATCTGAACCTTCTCTGTGCTTACATGCACAAAATAAAATAGCTTTTGATGATCTATTCTGAAATTCTTCAAATTCATCATTTGAATTCTTACTCGTATCGATTGCAATGAAATAATCTTTAAAGAGAGGTTTCCAGAGTTTTGCAAGTGTATTACATAATTCTATAAGACCACACCACACAATTATTTTTTTATAAGGTAATTCTTTAATTAACATTCTTATTGTTTTACCGAGTTCTAATTTATTCATTAAACAGTTCATACTCTTTATCCAAACGATCTTAGGTGGTACAATGACATTATCTACAAAAGCATCATAAATGGAATACGAACTAATTATTTTATGAAAAGGTTTATAATCAAGACATGGTGTCGCCGAAAATCCTATACATTTAATCATGGGATTTTTTTCGAGCATAAAATTATAAAAATCTCGTGTCGATTGATTCACTATGGTATGACTTTCATCGTGGATGATGAATGATATGGGTACACCTATTTTTTTATAATTGTCCTTGCTGGTTAAAAACGCTCTATTAATAATAATTAATGCGGGTTTATTCCAAAATCGCGTTGCATTGATAGATTCCACCCAATTTTTATTCTTTTTTTCATAAAACTCTAAAATATGAAAAATCTTCAATAAATCACCAAACCCCATTTCTCGTAATCGATAACGTATAAATTGATATTTTAAAATCGTTTTGTATTCGCATAACCATAGTATATTCTCTGTCGGATACATCTTATGAAATTCAATCATTAGTTGTAATCCGATCCAAGAATTGTGTGTCACGGTGAAATCACCTAATATATATCTACCGTTCCCATCCAGAGTAATCCCATAATATTCTTTTATCCCAGCAAAAGATATTTTTATATCTGTCGTTAAATTACTATTTTTTTGCAAAATTATTTTTTCACGAGTCATTGTACATTCAAAACCTAAACTTCTTGATATATAGATGGTATTTTTATAAAGATTTATATTCTTTATGATTATTTCAATACGATTCTTAGAAATTATTTTTCCTTTCGAACGGAATAGTCCATATAATAATTCAAGTCTATTTTTTCGACAACTGTACTTGAATTCTTTTCTAAAATTAATATTAAAGTACCCGCATAAAAAACCTACTATAAATGAATGTTTTATAGTAGGTTTATCAAATTCTATAGGGGTTTTATAGCCTTTATATTTTTTCTTTTCCTGTGATGATAATTCTAAATAATCGAGTACATTTATTTCAACAATCGAATTGTTTTTTTTCAGACACAGGATATGCTGATCATTTACACAATAGGGATCCCCATTATGTTGATAAACATTGTACATCCGACCTATTCCGCGATGAATTGATAATACTTGTGTAGGATATGATTCATCACTCATGAGGACATCTCCTATCTTGACATTCTCAATTTTTTTAACCCTACCATTATACATGATAACAGGAGTTCCTTTGCTCTGACATTTTCCTACACCAGTAGCCTGGAAATGGACACCTGATTCAAATTGATTTTCGATTGTTTTTTGTATGGCTCTCGTCTGATTATTTCTCAACATTTACAAATTAAATAGTTATTACTGTTCGATTCAATTTTTATTTTTTGAATCATTTATTTTTAACTTCGCTCTTGCATATACATGTATCCTTATTTAATTTATCAAGATTTGTTTGTTGCCAAAAATTACAAGTTTTTTCAATCCCGGCGCACGTGCATGAATCTAAAATTAAATTTTCAAAGGTTTCGCAATATGTTTTTTTATAAACCACATTATTATTGAGTACAGGAGATTGTGAAATTGTCCTAAAATGAAATAAACATCCTGGTAATAATGTCAAAAAACAAACGTCATTTTTTTGTTCGATCTCGAATAATATAATTTCTTTTTGCAAATATGGATCATACCAATTGTATTTATAGTTTCTTACATCTTTTGCAAACATGACAGTAATTATACTCCCATGAATTTGACCATTTTTACGGTAACCCGAATAATTATAAAACATATTCTTATTGGTTTGATTGGCCATTTTTGGATCATCCGTTCCTTCCGGGTAGATCATGTACACATGTATCTGATCCCAATACCCATTTATCGGAAAGGATACAGTCATGGGTGTAATATTTCTAAAGTGGTTCGCTCCACTCGCCAGCCGTGTATTTTCATTTCCTAAAAGAATAATGGGAAAAGATGAAATTGTTGGTATATCGGTTATTAAAAATGAATCGGGTAAAAGATCATTCATCAATTTGATCCAGGTTCCTAAAGGTTTTAATCCGTGTGGTTTGGTGACAAGAGACTGATCTAAAAACATGTTCTTATTCTTTATGGAATTTTCCATCACTCGATCAAAAATCCCAAATCCTTGATTGGTTCCAATATTTATCCAATTCTGAGCATCACTATCCCAATAAGCAAAACCATTATCCATCAATTGCCAATACACGATCCCACTTAATAACGGGAGAGATAATAATGAAATCCACGTTCCAAAAATTAATGAAACAGACTCTGGTGAAATATCTTGTGCATCTGGGTATTCAGAATAACTCTGGAAATTAGGATAAGAAGTGCTATCCCCGGGTTGAAAATAAAAATTCCACAAATCTATATCGGTATTTGGGTAATTTGATAATTGTATGGATTGATACCAAAAATTGACAATATTTGGGGATTGTTTTCCAAATTCTGTACAAAATATTTTTTTATTCATCCCTCCATGTTTTTGAAAAAGATGAATGGCATTAATTGCAATAGAAGTATTAAACGTGGTATCCGATTGGAATGTATAAGCATTATCCCACAAATGAAAAGAATAACCATCTAAGGAATCAGGATCGATATATTGTAAAAAGGCTTGCAAATCGTTCCCCGGTTGTGACATGACTTGGCTCAAACCAGGTCCCAACAACATCACCTGTTGAATTTGTTTCGTTTTTAATTCATGCATTTTTTTGATACAAGCACCGAATTGTTGTGGGGTAAATTGAGTTCCCCAATTACCATCTGGTTCATTGTACGGTTCACACGCATCAATTTGTAATTTAAAATCATTAATCAATACATCCAGGGCGCTAACTATAAAATTAGCTGCATCTTCGGCATGATCATCGAGCAATGTTTTATGAGAGGTTGTAAAGCATGGACATGTGCTGAACGAAGATGCTATGACAAAAGGTTTTTGACTCATTTTTTCAAAACTTTTATTCTGTTGCATCATGACACTTTTAGGACCATCTTCTAAATGAACTTTATAATTAAATGCTTTTTGAAAATAAAGCATATTTACATACACATCCTCATTAGTATCCCATTTCGGTTGTAATATAATTTCAATATTTTTCGTTAGAATGCCATCATCATTTAAAGTATATTTAGGATCGTTTCCTAAAAATAATAATAAACCATTTGTCGTCATATATACAGGCTCATTGTTAGTATAGGCGATAATTCTTTTAGAAGGGGAAGGGTAACATAAAAAGTACCACCCTTTCGATACGTTCTGAAACATATCCTTGGGGATTTGATCGCTATAAATTTTATCTCCCACAATAATATATCCAATCCTCAGGATAGAACTAAAGTGTTGGATCTGATTTGTCAACGACGGATAAATAGAGGGTTCGGATAATGAATAATAAGTATCGAGGAAAAATCCCGATGGATTCATCGTTCTGGCGGATTCTTTTTTAGATTTATCCTTGAACAAGAGCATAAAACATAAAATAAGGATTGTAATCACAATAATCAATAAAAGAATATAAAAAATTAACATTTTTATTTAAAAAATTTTTTATTTTTGTTTATATTTTTGTGCAAGGTGTTTTGCTACAGGACCTTCATCACTATACAACACGTCCACTTTTGATTTTTTAATCTGAGAAGGAAGTGGAGAAATAATTTCTCGAATTTTTTCGAGCATTTCGGCATCGGACATCCCATTATCCGAATAGAGAATACGGGCGATCTTATTCCTTATAGAAAAAGAACCATCGATCGATATCGATTCCGCCCCATCGTACTCGTGTATCGACCAACAGCCTTCCATATCATCATCGAAAGATTCAATATACAAATCAGAACAAAACCCATTCGCTTCTTTACCCAATTCTTCAACGATCTGAACCAGGACTGGATCAGTTCGTTCCAAATCGTAATCGGAGTATTCTTCCTTAATGATGCCAGTTCGTTTCTGGTATTCTTGTCGAGCCTTATCAGAAAGGCCGAAGCCACCGTAGCATCCGTTGAGCACAACTTTGATCACCATTTGTGTGTTGGGAGCGTCTGCCGGTTAAAAAATTAGAACGTTAGGACCATAATTTTAGAAAAATCAAAATAATGAGTATAATTATTTTTTGATAATCAATAAAAACATCAATTTTTACTTCACTATATAATTATTTATATTTGTTTATTATAGGAAAATGGATAATATCGTTCATTCTAATATGGATAGACATCGGGAATTATACAAAGATATTCATATACCTAAACATAGCAAATACGCGGCCGTTATCGTAGAACCGCGATGTCACGTCTATCTCGAATTTGTTATTAAAAATGCAACCTATTTTCTTCCCGATTGGTCTTTGTATATCTTTCATTCGAAACAAAATAAAGATTTTGTTTCTACGATACTCGGACACAATAGAGACAATGTTCATATGATTGAATTTTGTCTAGACAATATTTCCATCCCAGAGTATAATCGATTATTAACTTCACCAGGATTTTACAAAAAATTTCAAAATGCAAAATACATTTTAATTTTTCAGACCGATTCCTATATTTGCCGATTCGGGATTGAATCTTATGTTTCTTTAGATTATGATTATATTGGTGCACCCTGGTTGTACGAATCGTATATTTATCAAACAGGGAATGGCGGATTATCATTGCGAAAAGTAAAGAAAATGATTGAAATTACTGAAAATATTGTGTGGAATGGGGAAGCTGAAGATTTATATTTTAATTCTGCATTACAACATGATGGAAAGATTCCGAATAAATTCTCCACAATCGCACAAAGTTTCTCTGTTGAATCTATTTTTCATCCAAATCCCTTTGGAACACATAAAACTTTATATTCTTTAAATATTCATTTTGAAAAAATTGATGAATGTATCGTTATAGAGGCTTTCTGGACATGCAAACGCAACAAGATCAGCGTAAAAGAACTGATTCAACAAACTTTAGATACAGAAAAGACAATTTATTCTGATATAAAACATTTAGGCGACCCGTTTCCAAATGTTCAAAAATATTTAATCTGCACCATACGAATCAATGGTATTGAAAAAAAATTAACGATAGAAGAAAATAAGATCATCGATGTGTATCAAATAATATAAGAATTAATGTTTATTACAAATGGTCTTTATATGTTCCTTCATTATATCATCGGCCATTTTAATCGGAATAAACTTTTTATCCAATCTCAAATTTACAAAATTATGCAATAAAAATAACCATTCTTTTAATGATTCTTTTGATTTCAGATATTTATCGATTGGCATCAAAACTAACCATTTTTTATAATGTTTTCTACAAATTGTACATGGCAAGACATTTTTTAAATCATTGAAAAACTTTTCGTAATGTATTTTTTCAATAGTGGATGGATTTTCAGGAAACGTATTCACAATACAATATAAAAAAATCCACGCCGAGGAACCCCATGTATCAGGATTTTCAAAAATACCCATTTATTAATAATAAATTTAATTAACTTTCTAAAATACCATTTTAAAAAATAAAATCATACTCTAAAAAAATAAACATGCAATTTTCAAAACCTTTTTTTTCATTCCTCGTTCAATTAATATCATTGCTTCCTGATTATGTCCATAATTTTATTCATTCTTCTAATAATCTCCACAGTAATGAATTAAGTTTTAATGTAAGTAAAAATTCATTGTGGGTGGGTTATAAAATCAAAAACGAGTCAAGAATTAATAATTTATTACCTTCTAACCTAAAATTAGCCCCTGTGCAAGTTTTTCATTACTCGAAAGAAAAACACCCAATGATTTTTTTTAATTTTTTTACAGTCGATTCAGAATATTTTAGTGGGAATCGTTTAGAAATCGTTACAGTGGCTAGAGATATTCATAATAATAAAAATCGTTTCGTCATTCTTGAATATTTTTCAGATACAATATCGAGCGATCCTGAACATTTATTTAAACTCCCGAATGCTGAAAAAATGAATTTATATTCTGAAAAAAATAATATACTAGCATATTGCGATAATATGTATCATATAGCAGTCAAAACGAATGATTTATATTATAATTTATCCAAAGAATTTGCCATTGATTGTAATGAAAATATATATTATGGAACGAAAAAAAAACATCTCCCCAATTTTTTAACATTCGATCATCAGGAAATATCTTGGGTTAAAAAAGTTAAAATAGAATATCTGTTCAACAATTTATGGAACGAGACGCGATTTGAAAAACCATTTTATTCGTTTTATTACCCTCAAGAGATACATTTTAAGATTATACCCGAAAAATTAATCGATAAAAAGTTAAATACAAATTTTGATTTTTATAATCAACCATCTCCTATGGATTATTTCTGTTTTTAATGCTTGTAAATTATATAATAATTTTCAGTAAAATTATTATGATTCTTGGAGTAAAATTATTGATCGGTAGGACAGGGTACGAAAGACCCATCACATTTTCTGCATTTTAATGAATACCCGGATTTATCATTATTATAAGCGGGAAGATATTTGCAATAACCCGATGATGAGGGTGGTGCATTATGAGTTAGGGATTTATATCCTAGTGTTTTTGGATCTAAAACAATTTGTGTTCCCATACTCTGATAACGGAAAGAATTATCGTTCCAATCGCCTGGACATTTATTGGGATATGAATTCGGTGGATTAAAAGTATCATATTTTATCTGAGGTATATTTTTTCCACACCAAGTATTGGATAAGGTTTGATAATTCCCCCTATAAGATTCGTTAATTTCGTATTCTGCTCTGGACATTTTATAAAAAAAAATATTTTTAAAATATTTATCGAAAAAAAAATATTCATTCATGTTTCAATATTTTTTTACGTTATCCTGCACGTCCTAGAAGATTTTGTGCCTCTCGTTCCGCCATTAATAATCTAAATTCGGT